AGAAGCTCCAAAAAACATAACTAAAACAAATAGAGGTAATGTTAGTAGAGCAGATGTTAAAAGAAGACGAGGCCCGAGAGCCAAACCTAAACGGTAATGGCTACAGAACTTAACTTTACATTACACCCTGCTCAACAGGACATATTTCAATCTCCTAAAAGGTTTAAGGTTGTAGGTGCAGGTAGACGGTTTGGTAAGTCTTATCTAGCTAGAGTAAAGTTAATTGTTGAAGCTCTTAAATCTAAGAATGAGTATGGTTATGACCTAACGGACAAAGCATGTTACTACATAGCTCCGACATTTAACCAAGCAAAAGATATTATGTGGCAGTCATTAAAGCAAATGGCTGCTCCTATTACTAAAAAGATAAGGGAGAATGAGTGTATCCTCACCCTGTCTAATGATAGACAGATACATTTAAAAGGTTCTGATAGACCAGAAAGTCTTCGAGGTGTAGGCTTATCTTATGTTGTAATGGATGAGTATGCCTTTATGAAAGAAGAAGTCTGGACTGCTATTATACGACCTACGTTAGCAGACGTAAGAGGAGGAGCACTATTTATAGGAACTCCTAATGGTAAGAATCATTTTTATGATTTATTTTTATCTGCAGAGGATGAAGAAGGACAAGGAGATTGGGATGCTTGGACATTTAAATCTCTTGATAATCCTTTTCTAGACCCTCAAGAAGTTGTATTAGCAACTAAAGATATGCCTCTTGAATTTGTTAAACAAGAGTTTGAAGCAAACTTTTCCTCCTTTGGAGGTACAATCTTTACAGAAGATATGTTTGTTATAGAAGATAGAACTACCTATGGGTCTGACATTTATATAACAGTAGACCCGGCAGGGTATGAAGATGTTAAAGGAATAGCACAAGGTAAGATAAAAAGATTAGACGAAACAGCTATCTCAGTTGTAGAAGTTACAGACGAAGGGTGGCACGTTTTTGATGTTATTACTGGTAGATGGAATGTAAGAGAAACGGCAGTGCGTATCCTACGAACTGCACAGAAGTATAAACCTAGACTAGTAGGTATAGAACGAGGTGCATTAAAAAATGCACTAATGCCTTATCTAAACGACAACATGCGAAGACTAAATGTGTTTCCGTATATTACAGAGTTAACTCATGGAAACCAGAAAAAATATGACCGCATTGTCTGGGCATTACAAGGACGTATGGAGCAAGGCCGTCTTACATTCCAAGAAGGGGATTACTTAGATAAATTATTTGACCAGATGTTAGACTTTCCTAATCCTTTGGCGCATGACGATATGATAGATAGCCTTGCATACATAGACCAGATAGCACAACCAACTTATCACATGGATGAATCTATAGGGGAAACTGATTGGGAACCTTTAGATAGCATTAGCGGAATGTAATATAGGAATTATTTATGGCAAAAGTAAGTATAGTAGACCCTGTTTCTGATTATGTATCTTCGGATACAGACAGTGTTATATATGATTCTGACCTTACAGGGTGGATAATAGATAAGTGTGAGTCTTGGGAAGACGCTCGAAACTCTCAGTACCAAGAACGATGGAAAGAATATTATAGATTATGGAGAGGACAACACGCAGGTTCAGAAGATAGAATTAGGCAGTATGAACGCTCTAAACTTATAGCACCTGCTTTGCAACAAGCGATTGAAGGCGGTGTTTCTGAAATGGAAGAAACTATCTTTCACAGAAAACGATGGTTTGATTTAGAAGACGATGTTCGAGAAATAATTTTTAAACAAATTATAGAAGAAAATGCACAACAGATTGCACCCGAACAACTAGAACAGATAGCAGGTAATATAGATACTAGGTTAATACAAGTTACTGACCAACTGCTAGAAGACTTTGAAACTAGAAATGTTAATCAAGCTATTTCAGAAATACTTTTAAACGCTGCTTTATATGGTACAGGTATAGGTAAGATAACAGTAGAACAAAAACCTAGAAGAGTACCTATAACAGGTTCTATGGGAACTACATCTGATGTAATAGTACAAAAAGATTTACATGTTAATCTAGTACCTGTAGACCCTAATGAATTTGTAATAGATATAGCAGCTAAAGATTTAAAAAAGGCTTTAGGTATGGCACATATGTATACAGTGCCTAGACATGAAATTTTACAGAAGCAAGCTAAAGGTATTTATAATAATGTACCTGTAGGTTTATACACAAGAGATGAAAGTGAACATCCTGTTTTAGATATTAGAGAACGAAACTATGAAGAAGCAGAGCACGTTGAAATATTAGAGTATCATGGTCTAGTCCCTAAATCATTTTTTGAAGAAGCTGAAAGTGTACCAGACCCTTTGGCTGAGTTTGCAGAAAAACAAGACGATATTGAATACGATGATTCTGCAGACATGGTAGAAGCAATCGTTTGGATTGCTAATCGAAGTACGCTTTTGAAAGTAGTTCGTAATCCTTTTATACATCAAGATAGGTCTTTTGTTGCGTTCCAGTGGGATACAGTACCCAATAGATTCTGGGGTAGAGGTATAGCAGAAAAAGGATATAACCCTCAGAAAGCATTAGACGCAGAACTAAGAGCTAGAATAGATTCGTTAGCCTTAGCTACATACCCTGTTATGTTAGTAAATGGTATGATGGCTCCTAGGAATAGCGACTTTAATATTAGACCGGGAAGGAACATAGTAGTCTCTGGCCCTGTTAACGAAGCAATAGCTCCATTTAAATTTCCCGGGCCTGATGCACAAAGCTATAGACAGACTGCAGAGTTTGAACGTATGGTCACTATGGCTACAGGTTCTATGGATACTGCCGCTCCGTTAGGGGTTAATCCTAGAAACGAGACAGCAGGTGGTATGTCCATGATGATGGGTGCATTACTTAAGCGTACCAAGAGAACTTTAAGAAATTTAGAGAATGAATTTTTAGACCCTCTTATACATAAGATTGCTCATAGATATATGCAGTTTGATAAAGACCGTTATCCTGTAGCAGATTATAAATTTAAAGTTCATGGTGCATTAGGAGCACAAGCTAGAGAGTTTGAAGTAGCACAACTTACCCAGTTGTTACAAACAATTCCTCCGGGTTCTCCTGCATATTGGATAATATTAAAAGGAGTATTAAAGAATTACAATGTTGAAGATAAAGAACTACTTACTCAAATTATGGATAATTTCTTGCAACAGGCTCTTAATCCTCCACAGCCACAGCCAGACTTTGACCAACAAATTAAAATGCAAGAGCAACAGAGAAAAGCTCAAGAGTTTGAATTCAATGTTCAGAAGTCTACCAGAGATGGTGTACGAAGAGATATGGAGATGGAAGCTGAGGCTGAGAGAGATAGAGGTGAAGCTATATGGAACCAGTCAGAAGCTATGCTTAATCTTGAAAAAGCTAAGACTGAACGAGTTAAAGCAGAAAGTGATGCGATGCTTAAGCAAGCTCAAACAGCCAATACATTAATAGGAGATTCTGGCACACCTTTAGAATATATGGCATTAGTAGATGCACTTAAACAATCTTTTGCTAGTGTTACAGATACGGCTGTAAACAGAATAAGCTCTACTCTGGGAGATAGCCTTAAACATTTAAGTGGTAGACAGCAGATGTTTAATACAGGGTCTACAAATATAGACCCTATAAATGCTAAGTTAGACCGCATACTAAAACAACAACAAGTAGAACCTAATTTGAATATAACCAGAGATGGGCAAGGCATGGTATCTGCGATAGGTGGTAGACCTGTCTCCAGAGACCCCAACGGGCGGCTTAGAGGCGTTAAATAATGGCAAGTAGTTACACCACTAACCTTAACCTAGAAAAGCCCGGTATAGGCGAACAGGACGGTGACTGGGGAGCTACCTTAAATAGTAACTTTGATACGATAGATACAAAGCTAGCTATTAAAGATGAGGACAATATGGCTAGTGATAGTGCTAGTCACCTCGCTACTCAGCAAAGTATCAAGGCTTATGTAGATTCTCAAGTAGCTACAGAAGAATCAATAGAAGATACAGTAGGAGGTATGGTTACAGGTAATACTGAAACAGGTATTACAGTCACCTACGAAGATGCAAGCGGTACTTTAGATTTTGTAGTAGCAGATACTACAGTAGCAGGGGATTCTGGTAGTACGGGCATAACCCCCGGAGATACGTTAACGATAGCAGGAGGGACTAATGTAACTACTGCTATGAGTGGAGATACACTTACAATTACAGCTACAGATACAAACACACAGCTATCTCAAGAACAAGTAGAAGATTATGTAGGGGGTATGCTAGACGGAACAGAAACTTTTATTGATGTTTCGTATGATGACACAGATGGAAACATAGATTTTGTAGTGCCAGTTAAAGATGAAGATGACATGACATCTAATAGTGCTACGCACTTAGCTACGCAACAGTCTATTAAAGCGTATGTAGATAGCCAAGCAGGTACAACAGCATTAGATGACATAGCAACAGGTGATGCAGCATCTACTTTAGCTACGAGTGCAGGAAACATCACGATAGATGCTCAAGGTAATGATACTGATATCATTTTAAAAGGCACAGATGGTGGTGCTGATAAAACCGCTATTTCGATTGATATGAGTGAAAATGCTTTAGTTAAATTCCCAAACGATTCGCAAGCATTAAGTTTTGGAGCAGACGGAGATGTCACTATAACTCATAATGCTGACGAAGGTATCACGCTAAACAGCAAAGATATTAGTGGCGTTAGTTCTATTAATGG